CATCATAAAGGCTTTAATTTTTGAATAAACTGCAAAATCAGGTAAATAAATTACGCATCTATTTCGCGTAACTTTGCAGTGATGTAACGTGTGTACCGTTTCTCTAAATTACTGCCAGTTACAAAGTGCAAACCATCACTATTGGCAGTCAAACCAGCAAGAGTAGAAGGATTAACCCCTACATTATCAGCCACGTTAATTAGAGGAAATCCCCAATATTTAGCAAGATTTTCTTGAGCAGTAACAACATTACGCTCACTACTTGCAGTTGCGCCTTTATTGTGATGATTGATAATAACAATGCGATAGTTCTTGTCACTCAGAGCAGCTTTAGCATCTTGAATTGTCTTAATCAGAAAATTCATAGCACCTAAAAACTCATTGCGATTATATAAATCACCAGCAGCTAAGAGTTGCTCACAAGTCAAAAATGGGACGCTAATAGTAGGTAATTGCCCGTTACGATCATTAATCCCATAATCTAAAACAAACAGACTAGACTCAGCAATGTACGGTACTAATCTAACCTCATAGTTGTTTGCAGTCAGTGCGTCTAGCATACCTTGAGTTAACACTGGGCCGCCGCCGCTTAGTGTTAAATAATCCGATGCGCTGACATTCAATCCTAAATTCGCACCATAGCGAGCATCAATATCTGCTTTTGATAGTGTGAATGTATATATAAAATCAGATTGCACAAACCAACTCCCATCTGATTTTCTTGCTCTAGCACGACCTCCACTAACTGATTGCTTGTTTAAAGTAGCAGACAGATTTGACGATACATTCTCAGGATAGCCTCCGCCAGTCGGAATTGAAGTACCAAGCCATAAAATCTTTTTCCCTCTCCATGCACTATCTGCCGAAACGTCACTCGATAAGACATAACGATTATAAGGCGCATAAATAGATGGATATTCACTTGCTAAACAGAACATCGTTGTAGCTGCATCGACGTTTGCGTAAGGGTAACTGATTCTTATAAATGCGGCGGAGGCGTGAGTTGTAATTGTCGATAAGAGATAGTATCCGGTTGTATTATATGCAACAACATTCATGTTTACATCATACTGCACCCACACACCAAACTTAGAAAAAGTATATGCAGTAGATGCGGCAACAGGGATGAGGTCAGATGTAAACCAAGCGGCATTTGTTTTTGTTGTAGCGTATAAAATTGAACTAACTGTTGCACAAGTTAATATAGTAGATGCTGAGTAAGTATTAATATCAAACAAATTGGGTGACGATCTAGTCAGAAAACTCGTTTGACGGGCAGACAATAAAATAGAATTATCTAATTTATTGTTTTGAGTAATAGCTGGCTTGACTATACTTAAATCTAAGTATTGATTTGCAACCAATGATTTTGTTGCGTAAGTGTCTGCATCACCTAAAACCCCCCCTTTCTGCACATCAAATGATGCGCCCGTAAGAAGTGAGGCACGGATAAATGCAGTAGTTGCCCCAGTTGTAATTGTTGCAGTTAAATTCGTATAACTAATAAAAGTCTTATTAGCATCATATTCAGCCCATGCACCTGTTGATGCAGTTTTTGTGTAGGTGGTTAGTGGTGTAACAGCGATATAATCAGAAGCACTAAAACTTCCAGCAGTTAGTAAAGTACCATTAGTATGGACTGTCTTACCGGCTTGAACGGTTGCAGCATCAACTAGATTCTTACTGACTACTGTAGTCGCAACTTTAGAAGATAGTGACGATATAGAGGGATATGTCGCAATTAATACCGATTCCCCTGAATTTGTTCTACGATATTCATACGCGGCAACATCGCCGCTTCCCTGCACTTTAAACGCTTGTCCGTCTGCTACGGCTGCACGTCCTGCAGCTTCTGTTGTATAAACTCCTGCACCAATAATTGCGGCATCGCGGGCGGCCTCGCTCGCTGTTTTATACGCTAGTGCATTAGCTTCGCTTATAGCTGCATTTGCCTTGCTAGTTGCTGCGGCTGTTGCACTGTTACCTGTTGCAACAACATCTAAACCAGTCTGCACACGGTCTGCTGCTGTTGCGACTGCATCGGCATTTGTTGCAATAACATCAAGCCCTGTTTGTACTCTATCTAAGCCTGTTTGAGTACGGTCTGCTGCTGTTGCGACTGCATCAAGCCCTGTACTGCCGAGACCTAATTGACCTTTTGCTTCCCAAACTAAGCTTGGGTTTTTGTAATAAATGTCGGAAGTAGCCACGTCTAAATAAAACGAGCCAGCAGGTAGGTTGTTTAAGGAGGGGATATTAGCAGGTGCGCCTGACCCTTCCCCCCATTGAACGCCATAAACCCCGATAAAGTCTAAAGAGCCTTTAGCTTCCCAGCCGTTTACAGCGTGTTTACGATAGATAGAACCATTATCGTCATCACGGTAATAGTCACCAGAACTACCGACACCATTACTAGGTGCGCCATTACCAAAGTGCCAAGTTGTGCCAACGCCATCAGGGGTGGGGATTAAACTAGGGACAGCTTCCCAACCTGTGGGGGAGCGGTAGTAAATTAAATTTGTCCCAGTGTCACGATAGTAGTCAGTGACCTCACCAATTGCGGGAGTTGGAAGACCAGAACCTGTTAAAAATAAATTAGCCATCTTAGACCTCAGATATTCAATGCTTTATGGTTAGTGCCTGTTATCTCACATCGGTTTAACTTAACCCGATTCACGAAATAAGCTAAGGCCAGATTAGATAACACGGTCGGAAAATGAGTCACTTGATTGGAACATAGTAAACTATAAAAAGCTCCAACAGCAACAGCGATGTAAACGATGCGTAAGCTGTGAGGAGTATATTTTGTCATTTGATTGATCGTTAACAATGCTTCAATTAAAACATACGTTAACATGATGACATTAACCGCTAAGAGAATTGTTGACAGCATAGTTACCTCTACGAGTCACCCTAAAAATTTTTGGACAAGATCACCGACTTTCTTTTTGATTTCTTCCACGGCTAAAAAGAGAATTGGGATCAGTGACATTGCAAGAAGACCAACGCAGAAGGCGAGGCTGTCGTGAAATTCGACAGGAATTTTTAGGTAGTGAGCTAAAGGACCAGTAGCGTAATGTGCGGTTAAAGAACCTGTTAAGATAGCAAAGATTAAGCGTAGGAGGGTTAGTTCTTTTGCAAAAGTTAACTCAACGACACTGCCGAAGAAACCAGCGATTGCGATTGAGTATTCAAATCCAACAAGGGTGGTAGCAGTTGGCTCAGTCATTTGTATAAACCATCTAGTAAAGTTTTGTATAGTTTACTAGATGGTTTTGTAAATGTCGATTGTTAATCGTGAAAGACGACACAAACACCATCCATCCCGTCTTGGCCGTTGCTTGCGTTACCGACACTATGAGCACCTCCTTGACCAACGGTGATCTGCACATCTAAGGCGGTACTTGTTTTATTTATGATAAGGCCCTCTACAATGGCCCCGCCTCCGCCGATGCCCGCAATTCCCCAATCTGAGGAGCCTCCCAAACCCCCTTGCCCTGCTTGGGTGAGGGATAAGCTTTTAATAACTGGGTGATTAATTTGAGCAGGAACCACGGGGTTTGTTGAGATTAAACCTCTCTCATAAGTTAAAATAACCACGTTGGTGATGTTATTTGTTTCAATCTCTCCTACCCCTCCCATAGGACCGTACACTCCATTACTTCCATTACTGGTATTAAAACCCGCTGCGCCTTTTCCTGCTTTAGCTTTTAAGTAGAAAGAGGAGGGAACACCAGCAGGGTAGATGAAGCTATCTTCACCATCGGAACCTCCTGAAGACCCACTATCATCCGAAGCAGCAATACCTGCACCGCCCCCGCCTCCTGCAACTAAAATAACTCTGATAACTCCTCCAGCGGGTAGGGTTCTAAGGTGAGTACCTACATTATATATTGTATGGTTCGAGGCAAACAAACCTGATATGCCTTGAGCTGTTAATTGATCTAACCTAACAGCCTCATCGCTATTAAGAGCAGCAGCGACTTTAAATCTCTGACCAGCGTTTCCTCCAACATTAGCATACTCAATCCAAGGCCCCCAAGTAGCTCCACCATCGGTGGTGTATCGGTTATATAGTTTGCCAGCGTTCCCAGACGCTTGTACTAGCTGGTAAATAGCAATAGAGTTCTCACGCCAGACTTTTATTAAACCATAAGGGGTAGGTGTATCTGTCACAGCATTAGTGTAGTAATACTCACCAACAGTAGTAACAGCGTTTAAACTTCCAGAATCTATTCGATTAGGCGCAGTTCCTAAGTTTTTACCGATACCTGCTTGATCTAAAATAGCTTTAAGACTGGCTGCCGCTAAGCTGCCTACAATGTTCCACATGGAACCTTGTTTGTAATAAATATTTTGATTGCTTGTGTCTCGGTAGTATTGCTCGTCAGCACCTAGAGCATTACTTGGAACACCGACCCCACTGATAATCTCAGGGATAGCTCCGAGAGTGCTTCCGACAGCGACCCAAGCTCCGCTTTCCTTACGGTAGGTTGTTTTCATACCATCTAAGCGTAGGTAAATATCACCATCAACACCATCAGCATTGCTAGGTGTACCTGTATTACTGTAAATTTTGCCAGACATTAAGGCCATAATAATTAACCTGTGAGAGTTGTGTACCCAGAGATGGTATTGTAAGTCAGGACTGACCCCGCGCCAAGTGTGGTAATGGTCATGTTGCCGTGATTGACAACACCAATGCCTTGTTCTCCAATAGTTCTGTCTCCAACGTAAGTTAATAACTCGGTGTTTGGAGGGAAATCAAAAAGTAGATAAGGTACTGGGTTCCCTAAAGCACTCAAAGGTTTCCCTGCCGAACCTAAACTATGTTGAATAGCTCCTTGTCCTCCTGAGTATTGCATAGGTCTAACAACCATAAATGGACTATTGGCTGTTTGTAATCCTCCTGCGTTTTCTTTATCTCCTGATGCTCCTGATGGAACAGCATGGACAGGGTTTTGGGCTATTCCTCCTGCTGAACCACCTTGGCCGAAAGGCCAACCGCCTGAGCCGCCAGAGCCTTGAACTCTTTTAACACAGTTTTTAACATTCTGGACAGTTTCCAAAAGCCATTGCTCTTGAATTAATACCGCTCCAGCATCTGACCCATACCCCCCACCATACCCACCAATTAATTCTACATTAGCTCCTGCTGCTAACTCAATGTCCACAGGGTAGTCTAAGAATAAACCATTGCCGCCGTCTTCGCCTCTATGCCCCCCCATAATACTTACTTGAGAGTAGTCAGGTCTGCCTAAGTCTCTACCATAGTAGTATTCGTAATAGCCTTCATAAATAGGAGAAATAGGTATTAAGTCTCCACCATCGCCGCCCTTGCCGCCCCGACCCATCACCTTTACCGCACCTTTAAATACTAACTTAGGCTTAACTCCAACAGGGAGTAAACCTGTCCAGTCTCCTACTGTTAAAGCATAGTCATTAACAGTAATACCATGTATCAACAGAAAGCTTCCCGCTTGTTGCTCTAGGGTTCCGTCAATAACAAAAGTGACACTCTCGTACATTCGGGTGAGGGGGTTTCCTCTGTCTGCGAACAGTTTTTTTAAGTTTACTCCTGATGTATCTTTATCTATGAGGACTGTCCTATTTAAATCATTTCCTAATACATCATATTTATCTTTATAAACTTCCAAGGCTGTTAGCTGAAAAGTGTTGTAATCCTTAGAGGGTTCAATCGCAGTGATTCGGAAAGGTTTAGGGCCACGGATTAGAGACCCACTGGAAGTGGTAAGGTTACCTAAACAGAACTGAGTTAACTCTGGTAAATCCAAGGATTCAAAACCCGCAGAAGTTACCAAGAGGATTGCGGGGTTTGTCTGAGTTACCGTTACCGTTCCTTGATAGATTCCTGTTGTTGTTTGGATGTAAATATCCGCAGGGGTGCTAACAAGAATATGAGCTAAACCATCTCTCAGGTAAATGAAATTACCTGATGTGTGACTGATACGACCTGAGACACCCCAACCCATTAAAGGGTCTGCCAGATAAACGATTTCTAAGGGGTCTAAAATCAAACCTAATCGTGTCGTTGTAAACGCTGCGATTATCTTCTCGTGGTTAGCGGTTAATAACCGAGCATGAGCGCGTCTTAAAGCTTCACTCTCGTTGGTACAACCAACAGCAACAAAGTCTAAAGGTATCTCACCATTAAGAGCAATAAAGTCGTCATTCTTAACTTTTAAACGAGTTTCTTGCCAACCGCGTTCGGGGTTGGTGAAGCTCACGGTGATGCTGTTATATTGGGTGTTAATGTCGGTAAAGCTGTAGTTAATACCATCAATAGTTACCGTTTCAGGTGTAAACAACACACGAGGCTCTACCCATTTATCCACCTTTAACCGCACGTTACCTTCACCATCATCGTAAAGAACAGCGTCAAAAGCTCCAGCTAAGTTCTGTAAAGTTTCCCAACCGTTTTGGTTTTCGGCTAAGGTGATGTTCATGGTGTAGCGTTTTTCATCGCCTGTACCGAAAAAGTTACTGACCCCATTATCACAATAAACCCCAGCCTCGTAGAAGTCCTGAGTATAGATGTTTAGAGTCGGGGCATATCTACGCATACCATAACGGGGGTTATCTAATAAATCATACAAAACCCAAGCAGGGTTACTATGCCAAGCAGGGGTTAGCACACCATTCCAGATGTCTGGCTCATAACAACCATCTCCAATAGCGTTCTCAACCCTGTTGCTCGGGACTTTAGTGACTAAGCCTTTGTAAATGCCATAGAAATCAGGAATATCACTGAATTGGTCATTAGCTCGGCCTGTAACGTGCATTAAGGCTGTGTTGGTGAAACTGCGAGAAGCTTGGTAAATAGTTTGGAAACTATCAAAGACAATATCACAAGCCACTTTTAAGTTAGCTCTATTATCTGTGTCAGGGTTAAACTTAGTGACTCTGATAACATAGTCATCGTCAGTAATAGGGGCAACAGTGACTCTAAAGTCGATAACAAAACCTGAGCCTGTTTTACCGATTAATTGGTACTTGTTTTTACTGTCGGTATGGGTAGCGACTTGAAAAGTGATACCGCTTAAGTCAGGGAAGCTCGTTGGAGTAGCATTAGTAAAATCTAAAACAACCCAAGGGTCGGCACCTCTGGCAGTTTTATACTCGATACGGAACTCGGCTGTATTGTCTAAAACATCCCCATCTGTTTCTTCTTTAAAAAGTTGAGCGATGTTTAAACGAATATCTAATTTATTAATCTTCCCCCGAAAGTTTTCAGGTGTGTAGCGAACAACAGGAGACTTTTGGAGGATATTAACACCAACGGTAGTGTTGGCAGATTCACCACCTAGAGCAAAACTAATCACTTGAGGCGTTGAAATACCCTGATAAGGGAAAGCATCTAAATCTTTAATAATCGGTTGACCGTCTTTGTCGTTTAAAGGTACGTCCCCTGCAAAGAAACTCTTTAAACCGTCTTCTAAACCCTGCAAAGGTCCTTCGCCAACGCCTAAGAGTAGCTCAACCTTATCCTTAGAGAAAAGGTTGTCATTTGTAATCACAGGGGTTCTAGGTTTTTTACCCCCTGAACCTATATAAGTAAACTTAGTCATTTTTTTCATTACTCATTGTCTGGGTTGTAATCGGTTGAGTCAATATTGAAAGATAAGATGTGAGGATAAACCTTTTGACGACCGTAAATCAACGGGATCGGTGTCCCCTCTTTTATCGTATTCTTGTCGCCATTGATGAAGCGACTCTTTTTATCCCCTTGCGTTGGGTCTGCTTTTGGGGATTTTTGCAGGAGTTGTAATGCGCCACCAATGATTAAGTTAGCACCAACGCCGATTAAGAATTGCTTACTAGCCGCCCCAATTAACTTCGCCCCTGCTGGCCCAGCCCAGATTGCAAAAGCAATTAATAAAATACCGATACCAATTTGGATACCTGATGATCGCTTAGAACCACCACCAGAGCCCTCGAATAAAGGGATTATCGTCAGCGTTTCCTTAACTTCCTCCAAGTCGTCTGGACACCCAAGTTCTTTGATTTTAACTAAGTGTCGAACCCCTTTGGGTAAGTAATTCTGGAGCTTTTCTAAAGCGTCTCTGACGTTGAAAGCCTCAACAGTCACTTGACCATTCGGTATGAATTTAGCCATGTAGCCTTGTAAATAAATACTAACTAGCATCATCTTCTCCACGGATAACTGAGCCGTCCAAATCCACATAATAATAAGCAACATCATGGCCAATGATGATGTGGATAAGATGAGGAAGCCTACGGAATAAATGGTAATCATCTATTGAGAGATTACAGCAACCACTGGGGTGGGTATGCCACAAAGCAACAGCATCAGCAGGGACATCCTCAATAGCAAAGTGATTACTAGGATCAACGTGCTTATTCTCAACTTCAACAATATCATTGCTTTTAGTGACGAAACCACAGTGTTCAAACTTAGGGTGCCAATGGGTTTTTAAACTTTCAAGAACCGCTTGCATTTTGTTGTACCTTCAACCGTAGGTGAGGGGGAAGTAAATCCAATAAGTTTACTTTGCCTATTCTACTGGTGTTAATAGTAAGGATGTCTGGGTGACGAACAACAAGGGCAATACGTTGATACCATCGTTGGTCTAAAGCCTCGCATTTTGACATCTTTTCATACAAATGATGTACAAAATAACCAGAGCCGATATAAACACCAACATGGTTAGCTGTCTTGCTTCCTAAGATAGAAAATAAAAGGCCATCGCCTTTTTCTAGGGTAGAAATACCTGATGTGGGGACTACTTGAAAACCCTCTTTTGCAAAATTATCCATCAGTAAGTCTAAACCATCATGGTCAAAGCCAATGGGTCTCGCATAGTTTCTCAGGGTTAGCCCGTATTCTCTTTTATAATACTCACGCGCTAAACCATAACAGTCTTGCTTGCCTTCTTGGTAAGGTCTATTTAATAAGTTGATTAGATCAAACGACATTTTATTAACCCATACTGGTGACAGGGAAGTCAGGGGAAATGTACTGCCTTGCAGGTAGTGTATATCTCACACCGTCTAAAACACTCCGCATTTCAAAATTAATACTGCTCTTGGTTAAGTTTAAAATCTTGGCTATTAACCATTTGTTTCTCAGGTACCTACTCTCATCGGCCAGTAGGTCTGACCTCAAAACCAGATAACGAATTAACTGAGCTTGACGTAATGTGCCATTAACCAAGAGGTTTGAAAATAAGCCGTCAGGGTTAGCCACCTGTAGCTTAGGGCGACTCTGTTCACCTGTCGATTGAATATTGTAACCGCTAAATTGATGGGGAAAGTTTTCGTAAGTAACCCCTTGCCAAGTGATTGTTGGGTGATTCGTAAAAGCGATAAATTGGTTCGGCTGTAGGTAATCATAGATAAACTTAAACAACTCCACATACGGTTCTGGAGCCAGTCTGGTTGCTTCTGTTTGATGTATGACATCAGACGTAGCGTTTAGCATCTTCAATAACCTCGACTAAGGTAATAGTGAAATTCTCAGTCCAACCATTTCCGTTGGGTCTAAGTTTAGGAATCTTTAAGGGTTCTTTAAAACGAACCTTAATACGTCCTTGAGTCGGGTGTGGGTAGTAGAAAGGCTTATGCAAACGGTAGAAGAAATAAAAATTCTCTAAGTGCTGCATAGATAACTGGTCGTCATCGCTCTCTGTTCCAATAATGAGGTCCCTATCTGTACTATATCGTAAACCCTCGAAGTGTAATGTAAAAATTCTTTGCTCAGGTTTAGACCCTCGAACGGTGTATTGATAATCTCCACCTAAACTCAAGATAGTATCTTCAGACTCATATTCAGTGCTGACTAAGTGGTAGGGGTAATTAAAGGTGTCTTTACGGTCATGAATCCAATAAGTGTTACCCACGTTCAGAGCGAACTTAGGGCCTAATAGTTGAAAAGACTCCGTGGGTTGCTCATAAACTTCAATCAAGCGAACACCAACAGATTCGGAAGCAGACTGCCCCCCTTTTAACCCTTTGGGTATTTTTAAAGGTTCGGCAAAACGAACCTTTAAACTACCGTAAATAGGGTGGTCAAATAAGAAAGGTTTAACCATCTTATGAATGTTATACATCCACTCCAGCCATGCTAGGTTAGTTGCTCTCTCATAGTCGATCAGCAATTCTCCCTGCGCTCCAAAGTAATAACGCATAACAGGGATAGTGATGTTAAACACCCGCAGGTCTCTAGTATGCTTTGTATCTGCTAGTGGAGTGGCATACTGATAACTTCCCTCAAAGTTTAAATTAGCTCTGGGCACTTGATACTCGGTATCAATATCAAAATACTCAAGGCTAATATTCTGAGTTGGGTTTAATCTAATAAGACTCTTAGCAACACTATTCAACAAGGCTGGCCTCCCAAGCGTTTGCTGGGATCACAAACACTTTACCAATAGGCATTGGGTAGTTGGTTACTTTACCTTTTAACAAAATCTCTTTACCCTCTGACTCATTCACCACATAGACCTCATTAATATCTGGCCATGCGGAAGTTGCCGTCCATTGGATTGGTTCGGCATTTGTCACTACAGGGGGGTTGTGGCCATAAATCTGGAGGGTGATGTATTGAGCAGGAGCTAAAGGAAGGAGCACACCGTCTTTAGAAACGACAACTCTATGCTTACCATCAGAGGGTCTTGCGGTTTGTTGTAATAATGCTGTTAGCATTAATGTTTTGGAAAAATTAGTGAAAGACATGGTGTTGAAGACCCCAACGGCATTGGCATTGGGGTTTATTATAGCAGACTCTTAGGAAAGGTGAGGGATAATGGTTGATAACCATTTTAACTGGGTAATCGGAGTGCCATCAGAGTGCTTCTTACCCGTGTCTAAAAAGACAGCGTAAGGTTTACCCTTCTGAGTTGGAACCCATGCTGAACCTAGTTTCTCTTGATAATTTAAGGATTCTAAAAGTTTATTAACTGCAACAGCGGATAATTTAGGGTCTAACTGTTTACCGATCTCCGTAGGAGTTAAGTTAATGGTTTGATGCTCTTTTTTGAGTTCAATCTGCATGAACCTCATAGGTGAGAATCCTGTGTGTCGCTCAGTCGCTTTGTCAGCAGAGAGTAGAGCTTGATTACCCTCTAAGCCAAAGAGTTTGGCATAATTAAAAGCGGCCTCAAAGATTGGTTGAGCAGTGACAACTATGTCTTTCGAGTCTTCGACAGGGGTTAAAGTTTTTAACTTGGTCAAAACTTTTCTTCTAACCTGTTTAGATTCCCTCATAGTTAGGAGCATACACTGGTCAGCGGTAAGTTGATAAACTTTAGACTCGGTGTGGTTCGGATTTTGAACTACACTAAAAGTGTAGTTATCTCCCTCTAACTCATCCTCAATCTTCTCATTAAATTTATTAAGTCTAAGCTCTGATTCCCCACTTTGGGTGCGAGCTAAGTTTATTAAGTCCAATAAATCTTTACTGGACATAGTTTTTTCAATTTGGGTTAAATCTTTCATAATCTCTGATCTCAGAAACAAAAAAGGTAACTTGCATCAGTCAGGTGGAAAAGGGCTAAGCACGAACCCTACTGACTAGCAAATTACCTTTTTTGTGTACTTATATGATTTGTCGGTTCGTTTCCACACTAGCCGACAAAACAAGTATAACATCACTTTTGAAGTTAGGTAAACATATAGTCAAGTATCAAACCCACTTCGTTGTCTGTGGCCTTTTGACCCCACCGTGAGGGGTCAATGCAAGGTAAATTTTTATCCATCTCCATTAACTCTACCAATCCTTTTGGATTTTTTTCAGGGTTAAAAGCTAAGTAATTGCGTCCCATAGCCATTGAGCTATCTATCATCACATTACTAAAAATACCTTCACCATCAATCATCAACTCGTAAAGGTAATCCTTAGCCCTCATAACATCATCACGGTGAACTGATACTACTAACTCATCGTGAACTAAAGTCATTACACGAGCGCGTAAACCCAAACGTGGTATATCCTTAAACATTGCTCGATACATTTTACGTTTGGCGTAAGTGGCACAAAGTCCTTGAATACAAGCGTTAACAGCCATGTTTGCTGATCGGTTTTGAATTTTACGAATACACTGCCTACCAAAGTCTGATAAACTTAGATGGTCAAACTTACACTGCATCAGATCAGCCCACATTTGGGTAGATTCAAAGCGGTAACGGCGTAAGTGATCTGGTAACTCAACATATCCTTTTTGCCTAGCCCCCGCTATTGTATCTAAACGCCATTGTTCGGCCACCATGTACCCGCTCTTGTAAATCTCTGTCATCTCCAAGATTTTTTCCTTACTCCAACCTAAAGGTTTACCTACGGTGCTTAAAGAACCTGAATACCAAAATCCGAAGGATGCCGCCTTCGCCTCTGTACGTCTTTGTTTTTTATCAGGTAAAGCATTAAACTCCTCGATCGTTAACCCTGACATGAAAGCTCCTGTGTGGCTGTGCAAGTCTGCATGAGGTCGTTGACCATAGGCTTTAATAAAACCTGCATCGTCACTATATCCGCCAAGTATTACCAACTCAATAGCACTAAAGTCTGGTGCAAGAATTACCGAGTTTTCGTCATCAGGTAAAAAGAAGGATCGGACATATTTACTCTTACCAAACTTAGTCAACTGTTGTGGTGATGGGTTGCTGGTTGACGTTCTTCGGGTATCTAACAAACTACTAATCGTTGGGTACATACGTCCCGTATCAGGGTCTAACATCTTGATATAATTGTTAATATAAAGTTTGATCGCTTGGGTGATACCCTCCAACACGGTGTAAGTCTCAATAATGTCTTTGACAAGTTTACTGTCAGACTTCTCCGCTAACTTAGCTCTTGCTTCACTGTCACTCTGAATCTTACCTGCCTCGACAGTTGCTTTGAGGCCGAGAATATCAAACAAGATAACCCGCATGGACATATAGTGAGACAAGTTAATCACGGTGGGTTCAAGACCTGACCAACCTTTGCCGACAGGGGAGCGAACGTGATAGTTAACTAAGTCATAGTCACTTAAATTATCAGGTGTGTCGATAAATTGTTTAATCAACCACAGGTATTTAGTGCGACCGTCAACTATCTCAGGCGCGACTTGAGTTCTTGTGGGTTTTTCATACCACTTTTCGTATTTAGCTAGTTGCTCACTGGGTTTACCCGAATACTCTACCATCGCCTGTGCTAACAGTTTTTTCATCTTCCGTAACGCCGAAGCATACTCAATGCGTTGTTCATCTTGAGCCTTATAAATCGCTTCAACATTAACGCGCATACCTGTTGCATTCATTTGAGCATAAACCCAACAGCACGGATTTTCCTGATTGAAGTAAGTGTTAATAGCAGCAGGGTTATTCTCCATTAACCATTGCAAAACAGTGTGGTAAACCTGAACACAAGTGATAGCATCATCAGCACCATAGTGGACGACTTCAGCACCTGTTAGACAACCCATGTGAGGTTTATTACCTAAAGTTTCTTCAAAGGTTTTTTGGGTGTAGCCAAGCCAAGACTTACTGGCTTTCTTTAGGTTGTAACCCCAAGCGAGGTCTTTAATGAAACCATTGTAAGAATGAGCAGCATCGCTTTCCTTAGCACAAAACTTTTTAATTAGATTCTCCTGAGCTTCCGTATCGTTCATTGCCCAAGCCACTTTAATTTCGGGGATAAGCTTGTATAACCCTGTTAATTGGGCATTGCTGAAAGCAGCCTTACTGTAGGTGTCAGAATTATAAGCGGTAACGCAAAGGATCATACTATCTAAGACACGGCCATGAGGGAGTTTGTAACCCACGTTTAAGGCTTTCTCCATCATCACGATTTCAAAGGCTGCATTGTGAATAACGTAGTAACCTTTGAAGGCATCAAAGAGACAACGAACATCACTAAAATTGAGTCGGTTGTGAACGTCAGCTTGAGCCAAGTTAAAATAATAAGCGGTATCAGTATCATCAGGATAGATACTAAAACCTGTCACTGTAGTGCGGTTTGTGTCAAAGATTAACTTTTGGCCATGTCGGTGGCCTTCATCATCAATCTTCATCAGGGCGTTAAGCCCCTCATGGCGGTCTTCATCGTGGGTTTCAATGTCGAAACCCATAAGATCAGCAGCAGCAACTTTAGCTAAGAGGGTTGGCTTTAATTGTGCCCAATTTGTGCGATCAACAAGCACACGGTTAATGGATTCTATTGGTCTCATAGTGGTCACATCCAGAAATATTTAGTCATGGTTTGGCGGTAAGCCGTGGGGTCGTTAACTCCGATAACACTGTCCAAAGTTAATACCTTTGATAAGTTTACAGGTAAGAAGCCTACGATTGTGTAGAAGGTTCGTAACAAAGGGATGTTTTGAGACACCCACAAGCGTTTCGCTTCTGTTAAATGATCGGTTGGATAAGTCTCAGTTTTACCTTCCAGTAACTCAACCCATTTGGTTTTTGCAACCTCATCTAGTTTTGCCCACCAAGCGTTGCCGAGTAGTGGAATCCCTGAGATGTTATCACTAGAGTCGCCCACGAGGGTTTTGTAAAGACGAATATCTTTAGGCTCAACGTGAGCCAGTTTCTTGCTTCGATCAGTGATGCTCACATAATCATTTAATAACGATTGAAAGTCAGCATCATTACTATGGATTAGGACAGGTTTTTGTTGATCGCCAAAGTGGGTGGCTAAGGCAGCGATGATGTCGTCAGCTTCATAGCCGTCCACCTGTAAAATAATACAATTGTAACAATTAGGTAAGATTTCTTCACGGATGGTTGACAGGTAGGTAAAGAAACCGTTGTCAGTTGGGGTTTGAGTGTCACGCTTGGCTTTATAGTTTGGGTAGAGGGCTTTACGTTTGGCAGTACCGAACTTACCATCAAAGACGTAGAAAGTTGTGTCTAAATTAAGTTGGGGGGCAAGAGTTGAGACAGCTTTACCTGCCTCAAAACCTCTGCGGAAATAGTTATTGGCATCGACAATATTGATAGGCATTTTTGTGGTCCTCAGATATGAAAAAAAGCAGCCGAAGCTGCTTTTTGTTTTGGCAAGTGCCTAGAGAATCGAAATCCACTCAGCAAGATTTGGAGTCTCGCTCGCCGCCTTGGAACATGGGTACTTAAAAAATGGGTAAGACTCACAACTAGAAATCGTTAAAACAACTTTTAATCGCCTATGTAGTTCTAACAGCATTTGTGAATCTTAAAATGGGTTTTCAACATCAAAAAGTGGAGAATACTAAAAACCATTTTGGTGCTAAAAACCCATTTTAAGATTGCCTCCTAAGAGGCAATCAGTTAGAGATTACTCTCCACCGCCTTCAAAGTATTCACCAACTAATTCAAAGGTTGGAATACCCCAGTCACGGTAGCCAGCTTTCTTGCCAACTTTGTAGCCTAAAATCACTTCTACTTCACGACCATCTAAGCCAGCGCGGACAACTTCTTGATAAAGTTTAATCCAGTTGGCGATGCCTGTGCGGGTAAAAGTTAAACCTAATGTTGTACCCTCTTTTAAGCTCTGAGAGTCTTCAAGCATCCGCATACCGACTTTTACAGTTTGGTAAGGAGAAGCTTTAGGATCAACAGCACGAGCGTTGGCGACAGCTTGTGTCCATGATTCACCTTTAGTGGTTGTTACACCATCAAAAGATTCAACATATTGTACAGGGTTGCCGAAGGATAAGGTGTATAGAGGTTTGAAGCCGAAGCCTTCGCTCATATCAATAGCAACACGAACCTTATCAACTGCGGTTTTGGCGTTAGCATCTTTATGGAGTAACAAACCACCATCGGTTACTTTAATAAAAGAGTCAACTGCAAAACCTTGTTGTAATAAGGCTGACATTGAGGGGGCTTGACTTGCAGAGGGAACCGCTACCGCTGTTTGAGCTGCTGCGGGGATTACTGCTGTTTGTTGATTTGCTAATGCTGCTTGGGCTGCTTTCATAGCGTTTTCAGGTGTCATGATCGTTTACCTTTAAGTGTTAATGTTTAACTGTTACTGTTACTTTTTACCGTCTGCGTTTCTGCTTCCGATGTAGTTATATTAGAAAATAAAAAGGGCTTTGAAAAGCCCTTCTTTGTAAAGTTATGTAATTTAAACTTCCCCATTAATAACAGCTTTGATGAGCTTCTTGGTTGTGCCACCTCTTAAAATATCATCTTGCAAGGCCACAACAACATCTTCCTGACCCATCTGGCGTTGTTGTTCTGGAGACACTACATACACGTTAACAGGTGGTGAAGCCTTCATTACATTCTGCACCATTGGTTTTGCTGTTCCCAGAGCGGAGGCTCCCTGCTTTAAGCTTCCCGTAGTGATGTTATTTAATTGCTGCAAGAAAGGTGTCCCCAAAGCCTGAACAGCAGAGCGTTGAACGACATACTCATTTGGTTGTAACAAGGCAGGAACACTATCTCTACCAATGTTAGTGCCTGTTACTTCGCCGCCTCTGGCAAAATGCTTGACACCTGTTGGGGTGATTAGGCCGCCTGTGGAAGGTAAGGCTAAACCTTGACTAAGAACAGGGGTTTGACCAACAATCGCTTCTCCAAAGTTTAAGGGGGCAGAACTGGCAGGTGAACCACCAAAGAAGTTACCTAAGCCATTAAGTAAGAAACCCATAAACTGTTGAGCAATCTTATCGCTCACTACTTTGGCCATGCTTTGTAGAACGCTCTGACCTAAGCTTCGGAAAGCTTCTTTAACATCATCAGTATTTTTAATAACTCCACTCGCCCAATCTGAGAAGATACTGGATAAGCCTGATGTCATTGATTGAACACCTGCTGTTAGGGTAGTGTCCATTAAGTCGTACTGATCGTTTAAAGCTTGTAAGGTTTCCTTAAGGGCTTCAATACTGTTTTTACGTTCCTCCATTTTATCCTTCAAGGTTTGCTCATAAGTTTGAGCAGCAATTACCTCATCTCTAGCAAGCTCATACTCGGCCTTCTTACGCTCGAAAGCTTCTTTATCTTGATCTAAACGAGAATTAGCAGCGTTAGCTTCTAAAACCTTTAATTCAGCCTTTAGTTTTGCCTCCTTCTCAACTAACTTAGCATAATCCTCTTGATTAATGTTTCGCTCTTTTTGTTGGAGTAAAGCAAGAGCACCGACTTCGTTAGCTAACTTGCGTTGGATAAGATTCTTTTCAAGCTGTTGGTTATCAAAGCGAGCAGCTTGACGAGCGAACCTATTAGAAGCTTGGCCAAAAATTGAATACTCTTGGCTAACCCCTGTTGCATTAGCTTTAGCTTGAGCAGCTTTCTGTTCATCGGCATTAAGTGTGTCAAACATATTGCCAGAGTCTAAAGGAATGTATGCCCTAGCCTTAGCTTGTCTACGCTCAGCTTCTTCCTGCATTTTGACGAACTTATCTTTATTCTCCAATTCTTTGAAGAAACGATCTTGCTCGCGCTTTTTGTCTTCTAAAGCTTGACGACTACGCGCCTCTTGATTATCCACAGCGGCCTTGGCAGCGGTGTCCTGAATTTTCTTCTGTAATTGATTGAAGCCCTCATCTCTCTGTCGTTTTTCGCTGGCCATCTCTTGAGCTAAGAATCTAAGTGAATCCTCTTGCTCAGGATTATCTTTTAGGCTCAACTCCGCCATCTTCCTACGGATTTTATCTCGCTTATTTATAGACTCCTCTAGTTTACCCTTTCTAATCTCCGCAGTATCTAAACCTGTTGAGAGTTGTAATAATTTCTCGTCCTCCTTAACGGCTTCATTAGCTGCATTCAACTCAAATTGTAAAGTCCGTAACTGATTTTTACGGATTTTGCTCTCATTCTCTAGTTTTAACTTCCGATAGTTAGCTTGTCTCTCCTCAGCTTGACCTATTTGGCTACTTAACTCATCAGTTACGTCATCTTCACCGTGTTTCTCTTTATAGGTCCTCAAAGACTTTTTAGCAATGTTAATATACTCTGTGGATTCTTTTAGGTACTTCTCAGATATTGAAGCAAGTTTCTTGATTTTCTCTTGGTAGCTTAAGGAACTGTCAGAGGTCTCTCTAACTTCTGAGTTAAAGGATTTTAATAGGTTGTCAGACACTCCTAACAGTTGGTCTGGACGGTTAGCTAATTCCTCAGCTCTTATTTTGAAGGCTTTTTTTGAAGTTCTCTTTAAGATTTTTTCCCGTTCCAAAGGGGCTTCAATTACGGTGTAAACGTCTTCAAGTCTAGCTGTAATATGCTCGTTTAACTCTTGAAGTCTTCTTTTCAACTCAGGGTCTCTCAACCGACCTATCATCTCTGTAATGTTGAAACTCTCTTGTGCAGGGTTAAAAACCCCTAAAGGTAGTTTCTGCTGTGTTGTCTCAATTTGTGTTACAGCTCGTAAATAGTTACCTAGCTTCTCATCTATCTCAGCGTACTCCTCCTTACTTATCCCACCCTTTACAGTCTTGTCTGCTGTTATCTTACTTCTAGCTAATGTTTTAACCTCTGATAACTCAACGTAATCCTTAAACTTAGGGTTTTTATCTTCTAAACGGAGCTTAGCAGCTTCTACGTTAGCATCTAACTCAGCTAAGGCTGATTGACCTTTTAAATAGTTCTTCTCCAAAAGAGTTTCAGCTAGTTTACTTCGTAACTCCGCCAGCTTCTCTAGCAGTTTATCCGCGCTAACGTCAGCTACATCCTCAATAGCTAAACCTAGCTCTTGAAACTGACCCATTAAAGATTTAGCCACCGACTCCGTTTGTCTTGAATCAGTAGTTAAAACCCCATAGCGGTCTATAAGGTTCTTAATCGCTTCATCCACATTGTCCAAAGAGCTTTCTGTGGATTGGACAGCAGCTTTTAAGTCGTTATGCTTGCCCTTAGCTTCATCTAGCTTAGTATTCAAGCGATCAAGTTCGCTGTTGTAAGCTAAAAAACTAGCTAAACCAACACCTAACCCAGCTACTAGGCCAGCAATGCCGAAACCTGTTAAAGTTAAACCTGCTCTCAAACCTGCAAAAGATAGAGCTAGTTTACCTACCTCCCAAGCGAGTTTTGTAAACCAAGTCACAGTAACAGCAGTCATCAGTGCCGCAAAAGCCCCTACCAAAAGTTTAACGATACCAACGCCTTCCTCCGCATTCTCCATTGCATGAGCCATTCCTTTTGTCATATCACGCAACATTGACAAGGTAGGCTTCAAACCCTCAGCAGCTAAGATACCTAAGTTGGATTTTAAATGGTCGAGTTGAACCGCAAAGGACTCCATTTGGACGTTGTTGGCTTCAAAGGCAGCATTAGTATCAGCCAGTTCTTCTTGTAAATCGTGGAAGTCAGTCAAGTTACCTGATAAAGCCGAGAAAGCAGCCGCAGAGCGAACCTCAAAAGTCTCAAAAGCATCAGCAGAACTAAAACCAGCATTGCGTAAGTTGCGTAAAACGCCCTCCAAACCTTGTGAACGGAAGTTCACTTGGTCTAAGGTAACACCTAAAGTCTCCAATCGTTTAGATAATTTCTCACTAGGTTTTTGCAGGTCGATAAACATTTGACGCAAACCAGTACCCAAGGTACTACCACTGCGAATACCCGCGTTGGCGGTTGCACCCAAGGCAGCGGTTAACTCCTCAAAACTTACACCAGAGTCATTGGCAATGTTACCTGCATACTGCAAACCTAAAGCCATTTTGTTGATGTCTAATTTAGATTCGTTCAAAGCAGCCGTTAACTGATTAACAATAGTGTCAGTCTCGGTTGCGCTCTTATTAAAGATAGAGAGCACAGAAGTAACAACGTCAACAGACTTGGCTAAGTCAGTACCTGTAGCTTGGGCTAAGGTAATAATACCCTTCATGGACGCGCCGATTTCTTGAATACTTAAACCAGCTTGGGCAAGCATGACGGCAGTCTCACCGACCTCGGCAGCACTAAACTTACTGGCTTGGGCAACATTGATAAGGTTAATCTTCATCGTTGCCATTTCGTAATTCGTAGAGGCCGAGATTGCTTGTAAATTGCGGAATGCTTTATCTAATTGGATAGCTGAGTCAAAGGCTCCTGAGAAGATTGACCCTAAACCCCCAAGCACTTGGCTACGCATCATAAAACCAGCTTGGATGACAGCCATTGAAGCTCCACCATCACCTTCGAGGTGGGTGAGTTGGGTGAGTCGCTTCTCTTGTTGAACATCTTTATCTTGGCGTTTGTCACGGCTACCAAGTAATTGGTATTGGCGTTTGGCAGCATCTAAGAGTTTTTGCTGGTTTATTAAACCTTGCTCATCGTACTGTTGAGTACGCATACGATACCCAACAACCTTACGAGCGAGTTCAGCTTCTTCTTTAGTTTTAAGATTTTTTATCTCAGCGACTGTATTGTACTTGTGAGCTAAATTAGCAAGGTTTTGGTTTTGTTGATTTGACCGAGCCTCCTCTCTCACACGTTTTTGTAAAACGTCTAGGTGTTCTTTGACGGATTTTACTTGGTCCTCAGCAACTTTACCTGTTCCTAAAGCAAACTTTAGGGTGTCAGCCGCAAACTTTAATTCTTGCCCTTTGAGATTCTTAGTTTGTTCTTGAGTATTAAATCGACCTTGTGCGAAAGCATCAGCTTTGGCTTTATCATCTCGCGCTTTTTGGGCAGCTCTTTCTGCTGCTGTTTGGCGGTTCTGAGCAGCAGCACCCGTAGTATCTACACCGAGATTCTTAATCTTTTGTGCGAGTTCTAATTTTACTCGCTCTGCTGCTTCCACCTGTGAAGATTTAGGGTTTGCTTTAACCTCTGCGTTTAGACGAGTATTTAGTTGACGTTGAAGCATCTTTAGCTTTACTAAATCGTCTGTGGCTCTAATCTCGTTTTTAATTCGTGTTATACTGTTATCTGCACGAATTTTAGCAAGCTTATCAGCGTTTTCTTTCTCTTTTTCAACCTTTCTAATGCGTTTAACCTCAGCTTTTTCTAAGGTTTTAGTGTACTCAATAAGCTCCTTGAATACTTCAGGTTTTAATCTTAACCCTTGTTTAAGCCCATAATTTAACGTGTCTCTAGCAGTTTTTAGCTCTGAAACAGGTAAAGCCTCTAAGGCAGCTTTCGTAGTGTATTTATCAGTTCCTAAAGCCGAGTGTTTAGCATTCTCTAAGTTAATTTTTTGACTTAGGCGTTGGGCGTTTCTGGCTATGTTAAGTTGAGTAGGCGTTTGAATTGTTGCTTGTATTTCTTTACGATATTCAGAAACCTCATGCGCCACTGGGTTAGCTAGTCGCTTCTTCTCCGCAGCGACCTCTTGACGAATAGCAGCTAGACGTTCTTTAAGCTGTCCCCGATATTGAACCTCAGTCTCATAACCATCTTGACCAAGTTTTAAACCTCTGACTTTAATAGCGTGAAGGTGCTTTTCAATCTCAGCTTGGCTAGTTACTTTATCTAATTGTTCACGAGTTAAAGGTAAAAGTTTCTTAGCTTCTTTAAGTTCATTTTGACTTACTTGAAACTTCTCACTACTAATCTTCTTTCTTTGTCTGGCTTCTTCAGCTTCAGGAGTTTCTGAAACTCTTTGTCTCAAAGTCGCTTGTAAAAACTTCTGGTAAGCAGTTTCTCTGCGCTCGGCTCGGCTCCCGAAAGGGGCTAGTGTTTTATGTCCTAGTATTTTAGAGGCTTTTAACTGGTTTTCAATCTCAGCTTTAGAAGCATCTAAAATACTTCTACTATTGAATCTTGTGGCTAATAGTTTCTTTGCATAGGCTTCCTCGGATTCTTTCGCCATTTGGTAAGGGGAAACAGGTTTGAATTTCTCTGCTCCCGCTTTTCTAACATCTATTAAACCTTGATATAAAGGTACAAGAGTATCTCTAGTTGCACCTGTGTTGGTGGCATGAGTTATTTGTTTCCTTAACTGAGCAACAGCATGGTTGACCTCAGCTTGAGTGAAAATACCTGCGTTGATTTTAGAGACAATATCAGAGGCTTTTAAAGTTACTTTAGGGGCAGTTATATCAGCACGAGCTTTAGCTACCTTCTCATTAAAGGCTTTACTATGAGCAGTGGGGGTGTACCCTGCTTTAAGGCTCTCAGCCTTCATTGCGTTTTCGAGAGCTTTTATCTGGTTTAAGTCAGCAGTCTTTAAATAGGTTGCTAAACCCTTATTGTTCCCTTCGAGGCTTTGACGAGCAAATTTAACGGCGATTTTCCTTTGCTCTAAGCGCGCTCTGGTTTCATCGGCTTTTTGTTTTTGAGCAGCCTCTTTACGTTGGGTAATCTCAGCTTCGATGAGTTTGCTTACTTCTGTTTGCAACGCTCTTTGTTTTTTGCCGACTTTGGCTGATTCACCGAGTCCTTTTTCAATAGCTTTTAGGTGGTCAAGATTACCCGCTTGTTTTTTAATTTCTTCTTTAGTTAAAGTACCTAAGAAAGCCTTTCTGTGTAACTCATTTTGAGCTTCATTAGCTAATTGTCTCTGTAGTTTAAGGGTTCTCTCCCCTACATCTAACTGAGCTTGACGAACAACAGTGTCAGCAGCCTGTGTCTTTTTAGCTTCTGCATAAGCCGCTTGCTGTTCTTTCGTAGCGTTCTTAGGTAAGGGTGCTAAGGCTTGTATAGAGCCTTGACGGTTCAAGGCTTCAATAGCCCTACTAAGTTCTCCTGCATCTCTTAAAGCACCTTTCAAACCTTTAATAGCAGGCATGGTAATAGTGCCTAAGTCTTTCTTCATCCCCTCTACTAAGGTGATTAGGTTTTGTAACTCTTGGACGTGCTTTTGATAACCCTCAGAGACATATTTGAGCTTAATATCAATTTGATTCTCACCACTGGTGCCGCCGCTTTGGGTTGTCATATTACTACCTCTGCTAACTAAAAAGACCTTTGAACATTTGAACAGCTTGTGCGCTGGTTGTTGCCTGATTTTGAGGTTTCACTTCCGCTTTAGAGACCGATTTGTCTTTATCTTCCCCACCTAGAGCTTGGGAGGCAACAGCAGCAAAAGCCTCATAAGCTTGCACCGCTTCAAGTTGCTTTCCTGCAACTTTGAAACGGAGAGCTTGGTTAATATCCTCAAGTGTGTTTGACCAATAAACTAATCTTACTTCACTTAAAGGAGCATTATACGTCCAAGCGACTGCTTGAGCAAAAGTTAAACTTTCGTACCATTTGATAAAGGCTCTAAACTCGACTCCACCCCTTTTTGATATTCCACTGCTATCCGAGTCATTGATTGCAGATTGAGGAGAAAAAAATTAGTTAGATGCTCCGTTACCCAAAGGAGGAGATGTTGAATTTCAACAGGGCTAAACATAATTTCTTCGAGATTGGCTTCCTCAATAACCTGACCCTTACCGTCATACTTGTTAAATAAGTTACAAATAACAGCTTCTTGAACCTGAATATCGGTCAAGATAAGAGAAACAGTTGAGACGTTTTGAATTAGTTTAGCGAGTCTATTTTGTAACCCATAAGTCATTTTAAGCTCTCTACCATCTGAAAGACTAAAATGGGGGCTAGGGTTTAGAGGTTGGATTACATCGGACATTTAGGTATGCTCATTGGGTTTAAGAAGTCTTTATTGTACTCAAAAAAAAGCCCTCTTACGAGGGCTATAAACTTAGTCAGTTTTAGTTAATGGTGTATAACCAAGCTGGAGCACCTTTGAATTGTTCTTTAGAACGAGTGTACTCAGGGTCTGTGGGTACTAAGTCGTACACGTCAAACTCAAAAGGCATATTGGCGTAGTCACCAGTTTGGAAAGTTAAATCGAAGCCTTTAGTCACACGCAACTTTGGAATCTCAATACAAACTTCCACATTATCAGCCATCGAACCAACGATCTTGGCAGCTAAGAACGGTTGTTCGTCTTTACGACCGATAGGGACGATAGAACATTTACGAAGAGTTGCACCTAAAGGAATAGCAACATTCTTTAAAGCTTGGTCAAAGGTGATGGAAGTAGTTGTTTTCGCCTCAACACGGCGAGGGTAAACTTCATCATCCGTACCCACTTGGAGCATTACATAGTCACCCTTGATGAAACCAGCGGTGTCAGCAACGTCAACAGTGACCTCACCCGCTGGGTTTGCAACTAAGGCAGTGGTAACTGTCGTTTGCCCAGCGGTTAAGCTAACGTCATAACCAGCGAAGCCCAAAGCGTAAGTCCAGTTTTTAGCGTTATACTCGTAAACGGAGGCACCCATAGAAACAGGTTCGCCTGTCTTGATGGAGTGTACAACACTATTACGAACACCTTGCGTTAATTTGATGTAGGAGGCTTCAGCCATTACCTTAACATCTTTAACTAAACCAATAGAGTGAGTTGCGGGGGTAAAATCTCGTAAACCAGCAGGTGCTCCCAACATAATCGTGGCTGTACCTACTGCAAAATTAATGGAACGGGCTTCACCAGCCATGTTGGTTCTCCAGAGAATTGTTTATTACAAAAGTAATACGATTGATACTTGCTCCATTATGGTAGCATAACTTATAAGCAAATTAAACTATTTTAAAGGTGTCAAAAATGCCAAATGTTTCTTTAGGTCAACGAGTTGGTCGAGGTAGTGTTGGTGGTACTCGGATTTCTGTGGTTGTCCCTAACGATGTGCTTCCTGTGCTTGAAGCCCTAGCTAAGCAGAACCGTTCCTCTCTCAGTTTAACCTTGGTTGAGTTAATTGAGAGAGGGTTACGCGATACTAAAGATAATGAGCCAAGTAAGCAGTCGTTCCTGACTCCATCTGAATTGGAGTCTCTCAAATAGTTCTAGTACATTTAAAAGGGATTCCAATGAAGCGAGCAGCGCGAAGCTTGGAATCCTTATTCGTTGGCAAAACACTCACCTCGTCCAAAATCACTAGGTTGCCCAAAATAGGGTTTCCTTCAGCATTGTAAAGCTGGATCGTCTTTTCTGGCAGACATTCATCTAAAACAAAACTTGTAATCTGCCG